GCAAGCACTTTGTCGTGGCAGACTGGGCGGCTATCGAAGCCCGCGTTAACCCGTGGCTGTCTGGCCGTGGGGACGACAAACTTGAACTTTTCAGAACGGGCGAAGACGTTTACAAAGTCAATGCCGCCGCAACGTTTAACGTTCGAGTGGCAGATGTCACCAAAGATCAACGCCAAATTGGTAAAGTTCAAGAACTGGCCTGCGGCTTCGCGGGAGGCGTCGGCGCTTTCGCTGCTATGGGTCGGGCTTATGGCATATCTTTGCCTGAACCCGTCGCCAAGCGAATGGTGGACGGTTGGCGTCGTGCTAATCCTTGGAGCGTTCCTTATTGGGCGTCGCTCGAGGAATCCTATACCAGAGCAATGAGAAACAAAGGCCGCGAGTTCAAGGCTGGTCGTATAACATATTTATTTGACGGCCAACACCTATGGTATGCCCTACCTTCTGGCCGCATTTTGTGTTACCCCTATGCCAAATTGGAATCGGACGGCATCAGTTATGCCAAAGCGGCATGGAAGCCTGCACAAGATGCAAAAGAATGGCCACGTGCAAGGTTATGGAAAGGCTTGGCGTGTGAAAATGTCACCCAAGCTGTCGCAAACGATTTACTGCGACACGCCTTGCGCCAACTTGATGACGTCGTGTTGCACGTGCATGACGAGATTGTTGTTGAAACTGCTGACCCTAGCGCGGCAGAGAATTTAAAACGTGTGATGTGTACAGCACCTGCGTGGGCGCAAGGCCTGCCACTCGATGCTGAAGTTGAAACTATGAAAAGGTATGGCAAATGAATTTTCTTGAATATTTAATGTCTCTTGCACCTGAAGGGGAGACAGCGTTAGTTGTAAAACAAAAACCCCAACTTAAAAATGGCGAGATGCAGTTTTTTCTTGATGGCGCCATCAAATGCACTTGGCCTGCGTACCTGCCCACTACCCGCATGAAAGAGGGCGCATGGTATGGCAATACCGCGTCGTTTATTATTGACCGTTTCAAAGATGGCCACCCAAGCGCCAGCGTGGCGTGTTGCGAGTATGTGCTTGTGATGGTGCTTGATGACGTGGGCGACCCTGAAAAAGCGCCCAACATACCGCCGCTCGCGCCCACTTGGAAGATGGAGACATCGCCAGGTTCGTTTCAATGGGGCTACGCTTTCTCAGAGCAGCCAACCAAGGCCGACTTTGCCGCCGCCATCAAAGCCATCGCCGATGCGGGCTACACCGACAAGGGCGCCATCAACGCCGTGCGTAACTTTCGCTTGCCCGGCTCGATCAATTTGAAACCTGGTCGCAACAACTTTGCGGCCAAGCTCGTTGAGTTTGAACCTTCGCGTGAGTTTACTTTGCATGAAATTTGCCAAGCGTTCAACGTGACCCCTGCACCTGCTGACTCTGTTGGCGTGCGCCCAATCCGTCTGTCTGATGACGGCGCAGATGATGTCATGGCGTGGCTGAGTGGCCACGGCGTGTTGCTATCAAAACCAAACAATGAAGGCTGGGCTGGCGTGATCTGCCCTAATCAGGCCGAGCATACGGATGGCAACCCTGAAGGCCGCTACATGCCTGCGAACCGTGCGTACAGATGCCTGCACAGCCATTGCATTGATTTTGACTCTAATGCGTTTTTGCAGTGGGTGGCCGATCAAGGTGGCCCCAAGCATGCCCCAGGTCTTCGAGAGGAGTTGTTAACCTTAGCGATAAACGCCGCGCTGTCTAAACTTACGCCGTCTGATATGTTTACCGATGACGCTGACAGCGTGATCGCTGAAGTCGAGCGCAAGGAATTAGGCCGCATCGAAAAGTCGCAGTGGTATGAACGCTTTGCGTACATCCAAGATGATGAGTCTTACTTTGACATGCAAGACCGCCGTGAAATTTCACGTCAAACATTTAACGCTTTGTTTCGCCACATTTCTTGCAAGTCCATTCACGGCAAAAACCCCAAGATTGAGGCGTCTGTCTGCTTTGATGAGAACCGACAAAAGCATGGCGCAAAGGCACTTGTTGGCATAACGTATGCCGCAGGTGAGTCGGTCATCGTGGCGCGCGATGGCGACTTGTATGGCAATCGTTGGCGTGACGCCCGCCCTGCATACAGCATGGGTGGTGACGTGACGCCTTGGCTTGAGCATTGCAAAACACTTGTGCCTGACGAGGCCGAGTTAAACCACATCTTTGACGTGATGGCGTTTAAGGTGCAACACCCTGAAGTTAAGATCAATCACGCTGTCCTGCATGGCGGCGACCAAGGCTCAGGCAAAGACACCATGTGGGCGCCCTTCATTTGGGCAGTCTGTGGCGAACACCTCAAGAATCGCGGTCTGCTTGACAATGACACCATGAGCAGTCAGTTTGGCTACGCCCTTGAATCTGAAATCCTAATCTTGAACGAACTCAAAGAACCCGACGCCAAAGAGCGCAGAGCGTTGGCGAATAAACTCAAGCCAATTATTGCCGCCCCGCCTGAGATGCTGACAGTCAACCGCAAAGGTCTGCATCCCTACCAAATGGCAAACCGCGTGTTCGTATTGGCGTTTTCCAATGACCCTGTGCCGATTAGTTTGGACTCGCAGGATCGCAGGTGGTTTTGCGTCTGGTCGCATGCCCCGCGCATGTCGCCCCAAGCTGCTGAGAAAATGTGGAAGTGGTACAAGTCGGGCGGCTTTGCGTCTATTGGTGGCTGGCTTGCGTCCCGTGATGTGTCTGCGTTTAATGCTGGCGCGGCTCCGATGATGACCGAGTTCAAGATGAATTTGGTCGAGCATGGCATGAGCATGGCTGAATCGTACCTTGTGGAGCTTATGCGCGGGCGTCTGGGCGAGTTTTCAAAAGGCGTTGTGGCGTCTCCCTTCCATGCGTTGTGTGATCGCCTTGCAGGCGCGGCTCCGTCTGGCGTAAAGGTGCCACAGCCTGCCTTGTTGCATGCGCTTAAAGAGGCAGGATGGGTCGACATGGGACGTCTGAAGTCCCGTGAGTTTGACACCAAGAAACACATTTTTTGCGCGCCTGAGATGTGCGATGTGTCTAAATCTGAATTGCGTAGGCTTGTCGAAGATGTGCCCGCGCCCTTGGCCGTGCGCTTAGTGAAGTAAAAAAAAGCCCCCTATTAAGGGGGCTTGTGAGGTGTGGCAACTGCTACAAGTCCAAAAGAATCGCAAGCAGTGCCGCTAGTATACCCGCGATCAGTAGAATCATCGCATCATGGCCTCCATCGCGCCCCTGTTGAGCAGTCTGCGGGCTTGTTGGCCTTCGGCCTGCGCTCGCCTGTATTCGTGCTCGTTGGCTTTGCCTAGTTCATGGCGATAACCCAAGTCGATGTAATAATGTTCGGTATATGTCAGCGGCCTGAATGGTGCCAATGCTTCAAGAATGGTTTGATTCATGGCAACAACTCCTGCGCGTTTTCAAAGGCTTGTCTTTCCTCGTCCGAGGGGTCACCCTCTACATAGTGACCAAATTGGTACACCATAGCCTGCAAGGCGTGTTCTAGGTCTGAAATGCGTGCAAACAAGTTAGACACGCCTGCAAAGCCTTCAGCGTGTGCAATGCGTTCGGCATCTTCGGGGGGTAATTTTAAAAGGTCGATCATTTAAGTGTCCCAGTCTTCAGTTGATAATTTGATGTTGCAGAAATCTGCATGTGCCTTGTTTGTATGTTCGCGCACCAAGGCGCAGATGGCGTCGATCAGATCGCGGTCAACGAGATCGTTCATGGTGAACGTGGCGAACGGCTGCGCGTCTACGCCTTCAGGCGTAAAAGCGTTGCCTCTGTGAAACGTCACCGTTGTTTTGTCGTAATGTTTGACGTCAATCATGCTGTCCCCTTTTCCATCACTTCGCCGATGGCGTGGTCAGTCATTTCCCAGCCCAGCTTCTCATACGCCGCCAAGGCGTCCTCATAACTGGCGTATGTGCCAATAACGCGGCCAGTTTCTTTGTGGATTATTTCGTGAGGTTTCATAGTTTGCTCCATTGGTTCGCCATGGCGTCCGCCATGCCTTTAAAAAATTTACTTCGGTTTTTTGCGTCATCTCCCCTCTTTGCTGCGCCCAGCGTTTTGCCGCCCAGTTTGCGACTGGTGCCGGATGGACAGAAAGGAACAATGCCCTCAGTCACAATGTCAGACGGCACAAGCGGCGGTAAGCCCTTAAGCCATAACAGAGTCTTTTTAGTGTACGGCTCGCCGAACATCCAAGGCTGAATTGTTTGCGTCTCCGTAGGCAAGCCCACAATGTTTAAAGGCTTTGGGTTTTCTACGCAAATGCGCGGGATAGGCGCGTCAAGTAAGGCAAGGAAAAACTCTTTTGCCTCCATTGCCTTTGCAAGCCTCTCAGGATCAACGACGCCCTTTTGTGGGTACATCCGGCACGCGCCCGCGTTTGACATGTAAGTACATGGCGGATGCGCGATCATTAAATCCCAGCCATGGTCGATGATGTCCATCACGTCGCATTGGTAATGATCGCCTAACGGCGACTCACTGGGCAAAATGTCGCATGACGCGGCGTTATGCCCAGCCCTTATGAACGCGTCGCGCACGGTGCCAGAATATTCGCAAGCAACTAAAACGCGCATTTTTAAAAGTTCCTATAGAGAATTTTGCCATCTTCGGTCTCATGGATGAAAACGCCTTCATCTTCTAAATGGCGAATGACCGCAATACGCAAGTCGTCGCCCTCTATGTCATACGCGCTTGCGATCGCCTCGACTGTGTCTTCTGAGAATTCGCAGCAGATGGCGATGGGGTCAAATTCGACCTCTTCATCCATACATTCAAGGTATTCAAACAAGGCACGCAGGCCCTCATAAGAAAAATTGTCTGGGCGGTATTTGAAACCGGCGCGGAAGTCTGAAAGTCCGATAGTCTGATACATGATTAGCTCCAAAGAATGTCGAAATAGGCGAGGGCGCCCACTGTTAATAGAAGGCCAATGGCGATGGCGGTGAGAATGTCATAAATTGTGTGTTTCATTTTTTTAAGCTCCGATTGAGTTGTTGCAAGTAAGTGAGAATGGGCACCGCGTCATAACGCGCGGTGTTAATCTTTGGAATGATTGAGGCTTGGAAGGTTTCAAACAAAACCGCGCCCGTGTGTTTGTCGACAATGACCCATGATGCGGTTTTCATTTTGCGGCTTTCAATAGTTTGTTGAATTCATTTTTGAGCGCGGTGGCTTCCCATAACTTGAGGCTTTCAGCCTTAACAATGCGATTAAATAGCATCGTCACAAATTCGCGGTTTTCGCCTGATTGTTTGAAATGCTCAAACAAATAAAGCGCATCTGATTTAACTTTGGTCATACTGTTGCCCTTTCTGTTGTTGATGTAGCTATTGTAACAGATTCTTTTACATTGGCAACGCCTTTTTCAAATTATTTGTATGTATGCACAAATTGCATAAAGTGTGGACAATGTGGATAGTGAGTGGACAAAAGATAGCGAGTAGTTTGACCCACGCGCAAAGGCACAGCCTGCGCGGGTTTCGGGGGTTTGTGGACAATGTGGACTATATATTTATGAAAACTAAAGCAAAATAATATACTGTATATATAAACAGTAGGGTAATTACCTACTCTCTCCAGCCACCGATTTAAAATCGACGTCCACATTGTCCACATTGTCCACAAATCCCCACGCAGGGAATTCCCACGCAAAAAAGAAAAAGATTTGTGGGTCATGTGGACAAAAGAAAAATGATTGTCCACATTGTCCACATGTTGCATGCCCATGCGACTTGGAATTGATTGTCCACATTGTCCACATGACCCACGGCCATGATGTTAGTGGCCACTAACCAAAAGGCATTTTGCTTGAAGGGGAGGGGGTAGGGCCGACGGCAAAGGGCCAACGAAAACGGAGCGTTCGCTAACAATTTTTTATTTTTTAATATATGATCGCACCTACGTGCAAAAAGCATGGAGAACACATGTTCCATTCAATTCCATTTACACCGCGCAAAGTCGAAGCGACTGAATCACGCTTGAAGGCGGTATATGACGCAGCCAAGCTCGGCCTCAAGGGCGACGCACTTGCGCTCGCCGCAGGCATGTTGCCAACCGAATACCGGCAACTTACGCAACTTGACCCCGTGGTCGAGATCGCCGCGCAAAAAGGCAAAGCTGACGGCGAGATAGAGTTGTCCAAAGTAATGCACCAAGCCGCGCTAAACGGCGACGCTAAAGCGGCGTTAGAAATCCTCAAGCATCAACACGGCTGGGTGGCCAAGCAAGCCATATCTGTCGAAGTCGATCAGCGCATCTCCATCACTGGCGCGCTGGCCGAGGCGCAAAAACGCGCGTTGGAAGTGATCGACGTCGAGGTGCTTGAGCCAGAACTAGCGCATAAACAGGTGCAGCATGGTGCGTAAATTGCTCACCTCGTTTTGGTTTAGTTATCACTTGCGCCGGTATCAGTGGTATCGTCGTTGGCACGGCGGGCGTTGGGAATATCACTTTATTGACATTTGCCGATCGCACATGTGGCTCAACATGCACCCTAACCGCAAATGGCCTGACTACCGTCAACCGTGTTCAGTTGGCGCGCCCATAGTTGAGGATTATTAATGCAATCGACCATATACAGCGCTGAAGACGAACAAGAGTTAATGGCCAGATTGTGGGCGCCAGCGATCAAGGACAATCCGCTCGCGTTTGTGATGTTCGCGTTTCCTTGGGGGCAGCCTGGCACGCCGCTGGAACATTTTAAAGGCCCACGCAAATGGCAGCGCGAGGTCTTGCAACACATTGCTGACCACATCAAAGCAAACAACGGCAAGACTGACTTTGACACGCTGCGCCACGCGGTCTCATCTGGCCGTGGTATTGGTAAGTCAGCGCTGGTGTCATGGATCACAATTTGGATGTTATCTACGCGGATTGGTTCAACGACCATCATCTCGGCTAACTCAGAATCGCAGCTTCGCTCAGTTACATGGGCCGAGATTACCAAGTGGCTGGCGATGTCACTCAACAGCCATTGGTTTGAGGTGTCCGCCACACGGCTGATGCCAGCCAAGTGGATTACGGAACTGGTCGAGCGTGATCTTAAAAAGGGCACGCGCTACTGGGGCGTTGAGGGGCGGCTGTGGTCAGCGGAGAATCCCGACGCCTACGCGGGTGTTCACAACTTCGACGGTGTGCTGGTCGTGTTTGACGAGGCGTCTGGTATTGACGACAGCATCTGGGCGGTGACTTCTGGCTTTTTTACAGAGAACACGCCTAACCGCTTCTGGATGGCGTTTAGTAACCCACGGCGTAACACTGGGTACTTTTACGAAGCATTTAACAGCAAGCGTGAGTTCTGGACTACAAAAGTAGTAGACGCCCGCACGGTCGAGGGAACGGACAAGCAGGTCTATCAGCAGATCATAGACGAATACGGCGCTGACTCAAGCCAAGCGCACGTCGAGGTGTACGGTCAGTTCCCAAGCGAAGGCGACGATCAGTTCATATCAGCTAATCTTGTGGACGACGCAATGAAACGCCCAGCGTATAAAGACGCGTCAGCACCCATTGTGATCGGCGTAGACCCAGCACGCTTTGGTGCGGATGCAACAGTTATTGCTGTCAGGCAAGGACGTGACATTATCGCCATTCAGCGCCATCGGGGCGACGACACCATGACTGTCGTGGGCCATGTGATCGAAGCTATCGACCAGTATCGTCCGACTTTGGTCGTGATTGACGAAGGCGGATTGGGTGCAGGCATTGTGGATCGGCTTAAAGAGCAGCGCTACAAAGTCAAAGGCATCAACTTTGGTAATAAGTCGGTCAACCCTATTATGTACGGCAACAAAAGAGCTGAAATGTGGGGCAAGATGAAAGATTGGCTCAAGACGGCATCAATACCGCTTGACAGATTTCTTAAAACTGATCTAATTTCACCTATGATGAAACCC